TTTTTGGGTTAGCTTATGTGCAGGACCTGAGGGATTTGCTGAACAAGGTGCAAAGGTTCATGCATTTATAAATGAAGAACCTGCAATCAGAACACAGATGAGAGCCATATCTTGTTATACTGGTATGACTAGGGAAGAAATAATACAGGATAAAGAGATAGCACAAAATGCTTGGGGTGAAATAAAAGATAACATAGCTATGTTTGATACAGTTGATTGGTCTATGGAAGATATAGATGCACATTGTGATAAACATAAACCTGATATAATAGTTATAGATCAGTTAGATAAAATAAATGTTACAGGTACATTTGCTAGAACAGATGAAAAGTTAAGGCAGATATATACAAGTGTAAGAGAGATAGCAAAGAGAAGAGATTGTGCTGTGATTGCTATATCACAAGCATCAGCAGACGCACACAATAGAAATAGTATATCATTTGATATGATGGAAAACTCTAAGACAGGTAAAGCTGCAGAGGCAGATATAATAATTGGCATAGGTAGAAATTCTAATTCTGATGCAGAAAATAAAATAAGAACATTATGTGTAAGTAAAAATAAAATAAATGGTTATCATGGTGAGCCATCATGTACCATTAGAAGGAGTATAAGTAGGTACGAAGTATGATTACAGTAGTAGACGTAGAAACATCTTGGCAAGTTACAAGTACAGGTGGGTATGACCCATCACCTTATCACCCTGATAATATATTAGTTAGTGTGGGTATAAATGATGAGTATTATTTTACAAATCATTCTGAAAGAATAGATAAAGGTTGCTATCATAATATACAATCTATACTTGATAAGACTACATTATTAGTAGGGCATAATATAAAGTTTGATTTAATGTGGTTGATTGAAGCTGGATTTAAATATACGGGTAGAGTATATGATACTATGTTGGGGGAGTATATATTAAATAGAGGTATAAGAAAAAGTTTAACATTAGAAATGTCTTGTAGAAGAAGACGAATTGGTTCTAAAGATAATCGTATAAAAGAATTTACAGATAGAGGTATACCTTTTCAAAATATACCAGCTAATGTTGTAGAAGAGTATGGTAGAATGGATGTACAAATAACTAGAGATTTATTTAATTCACAAATGGCAGACTTTAGAATGCCAAAGAATAAACATCTATTAATGACAGCAAAGATGATGAATGAATTTTTAATTGTACTATCTGATATGGAAGCCAATGGTATTAATATAAATTTAGAAGAGCTAGCTAAAGTAGAAAAAGAATATAGGGCAGAGTTTGCATACCTAAAACAAAAAATAGATAAAATTGTATATAAACAAATGGGAGATACTAAAGTTAATTTATCTAGTCCTGAACAATTATCTTGGTTGATCTATAGTAGAAAGCCAAAAGATAAAAAACATTGGGCAAAGATATTTAATGTAGGTATAGATAAAAATACAGGTAAAAATAAAAGACGGCCTAATTTTTCTAGATTGCAATTTAGAAATTTAGTTGCAGAGAACTCTGAAAAAATATTTAAAACTGTTGCTGAACAATGTCATACTTGCAAAGGCAAAGGCGTAATTAAAAAAATAAAAAAAGATGGTAGCCCATATAAAAATTATACTAAGTGTGAAATATGTGAGGGTGATGGTTATACATATTCTAGTATGGGTAGAGTTGCAGGATTCCAACAAAGACCTAGAAGTGTATACGATATTGCAGAAGCTGGATTTAGAACAGACAAACTTACATTAACTAAAATAGCAGGTGAAGCAGAGGGTGAGTTTAAAACTTTTATAGATGCAATCGTGAGACACAATGCAGTTGATACTTACTTACATACATTTGTTGAAGGATTAAAAAACTTTACAAATGAAAAAGGTTTTTTACATCCTAAGTTTATGCAAGCTGTTACAGCTACAGGTAGACTATCTAGTAGAGATCCAAACTTTCAAAACCAACCTAGAGGTAAAACATTTCCTATTCGTAAAGTTGTATCATCTAGATTTAAAGATGGTAAGATAATAGAAATAGACTTTGCACAGTTAGAATTTAGAACTGCTGTATTTTTATCACAAGATAAACAAGGTATGGAAGATATAAAAAATAAAATAGATGTTCACCAATACACTGCAGATATTATTGGTGTATCAAGACAAGATGCAAAGGCACATACATTTAAACCTTTGTATGGTGGTACAACAGGAACTGAAGATGAGAAAAGATACTACACTAAATTTTTAGAGAAGTACAAAGATATAAAAACTTGGCATGATAAATTACAAAGTGAAGCTATAAGATTTAAAAGAGTTAAGCTACCAACTGGTAGAGAATATTCTTTTCCATATGCTGAACGTACACCCTGGGGTGGATCTACATATGGTACACAAATAAAAAATTATCCTGTGCAAGGATTTGCTACAGCAGATATTGTGCCATTAGCTTGTATAAATATTTATAATCTAATGAGAGAAAAGAAAGTAAAAAGTTTGTTAATAAATACAGTGCACGATTCTATTATCGCAGATGTATATCCTGGTGAAGAAAGATTGATGGCTGATATTTTTAATAAAGGAACTGCAGATGTAATACCTGCATTAAAAAAGTATTATGATATTAATTTTAATGTACCACTTGACACGGAACTTAAAATAGGATATGATTGGTTAAATATGAAGGAGGCAATATGAGAAAAACAATAGAGGCTCTTGAAACTTTGGATGAGTACGATGACTCAGATTATGGTGCTTATCTAGAATACACAGAGTTAAAAGATAGGTGCATGGTAGAACCATCTACTATGTATATACATGAAAGCCATGAGTTTCTTAGTACATTTAAATACTTTGCACACTCAGATGGTTTAGAAGTAAAAGTAATAAAAGGAGATACTAGAATATGTTAAAAAAAATAATGGAGTTTTTGTTTGCAAGTGCGACATTTGGTGTTATATTTTTTATGTGGTATATTACATTAATTGCAGTTTTTGCTTGACTTTTTTATAAAAGTGTGGTATATACAAATTAATAAAATGGAGGACAAATGTCTGATAATCAACTAACAAACATAAAAGGAATGTCTGATGAGCAAATCATGCAGGCAATTGGTCAAGATGATGGATCTAACATGGGTGTTAACATACCTAGATTAGCTATCAATCGAACACCTGAAGATGACGATGGTAATCAATTACCAGTTGGTCATTACTACACTTATGATTCAAATATAGGTCAGAATATTTATGGTAAACCCATAACATTAAGACCATTCATAAGTGCAATGCAATACATGCACTACGATGCTGACAAAGGAGAGTATGTAAATAGATCTATTATATTTAAAAGCTGGAAAGAAGAGGCTATAGATATTTTAGGTGGAACTAAATGTGGAAAGATAGCATACAAAGAAAGAGCAAATCTTACACCTGAACAATTAGAACAGCAAAGAACTATTAGATGTTATAAACTTATCTATGGTTTATTATCTTTTAAAGATGGTAAAACTGCACAAGGTAAAGATCATTCAGTAGAAAACTTACCTGTTCTATATAGAGTAACAGGTACAGCATTCTCACCAGTAAGTGCTGCGTTAGATCAATTGAAGAAAAGAAAAAAACTTATGTTTAATTCTACTCTATCACTTGAAACTAAACGTCAGAAAAAAGGTGGCAATGTATTCTATGTACCTGAAATAATTGTAAATGCTGATGCTAATTTACAGTTGTCAGATGCTGATATGGAAACTTTAAAAGTATTCCAAGAGTCTATTGATACAGAAAATGAAGAGGTTATTGGTTTATATAATAAATCTAAATCTAATAGTCCTACTGGATCAGATTCTGTAGATGCTAAAGTTGTTGAAGAACTTGATGACAAAGTACCTGAGCAGGTGCTTGCTAGTTAATGAGTGATATACTTATTAAAGTACAAAAGTATCTAGACAAGGTGTCTAAGAGTCCTGTGCAAGCAGACAAAAAACTTGTGGAGGAGTTTGGTGAGGCGTGTAAAAACGCCTTACTAAAACAGTTTACTGAAGATAGATCTTCTAAGTTTGAAATTAGAATGTCTAATGCAGGTAGACCTCTTTGCCAATTACAAATGGAAGCTAAAGGTGTAAAGGGTGAAGGACAACCTTACAATGTAAAAATAAGAAATACATTTGGTGACCTCATTGAGGCACTAGCTTTATTTATTATGAAATCAGCAGGAGTAAATGTAAAGAATGAACAGAAAAAAGTTACGTATGAATTTGAAGGAAATAAAATTGAAGGCAAGCAAGATGTTGAAATTGAGAACAAGATATGGGATATTAAAAGTGCATCACCATATTCATTTGATAAAAAATTTGGAGAAGAAGGTGGATTTCAAGAAGTTGTTAGGGATGATACCTTTGGTTATGCATCACAAGGTTTTCTATATAGCGAAAGTCAGAACAAGGATTTTGGAGGCTGGATAGCAATTAATAAATCTACAGGTGAATGGGCTGTTTGTGAAACACCTAAACTTGTAGAGCCATACAAAAGTGAAGCTATAAAAAAAGCTAAAGATAATGTAAAAGCAATTAAAGATGGTTTACCTTTTAAAAGACAGTATGACGCTATTGAAGAAACATTTAGAGGTAAACCTACAGGTAATAAAGTTTTGGGCTTAGCTTGTTCATTTTGCCCATACAAACTTCCTTGTTGGGGAAGTAAATTGCAGTTGTTACCACAACAGCAATCTAAAGGTAAGAACCCTAAATGGGTTTGGTATACGGAGGTTAATAATCCTAAACAGGAGGAAGAGTCTGCGTAACTGGGTGAGTATTAGTTTTGAGGGGTCTAGTGCTCACCTTTACCGACTATGTATTGTTTAATAATAAAAGATAATGATAAGTGGAGAATATTTACAAATGAAATATGGGACTCAGAAAAAGAAGCAACTGACTATGCCAAGAGGAATAAATTTAAAAAGTCTATTGAATGGAAAGTTGTACCGTTTGATTACAAGTATTTTAAAAAATTATGAATAAAGATAATAAACGAATGTTATTAAAATCTATAAAGGTGCTTGTTAGCCCTTGGGAAAAAGGATTTACCTGTGGTATTATAATGGATAGTAAGACTAAAATGACCACAGAAGAATATGAATTATGTTCTACAATAGCAAGAGGCATGATAAAGATGGCAACTACTGACCCTCATTCTACGTTTCTATGGGGCCTCCGTGGTTTTGCCGATGACAAGAAAAATGATAACAATGATCTAACTATTAACTCTATAGCAGAGTTTGATGATGAAGATAATGTTATTGATTTTCTTGAATTTTTAAAACAGAAACGTGATAAGGAGTTAAATTAATGGCAACACATGTTGTAATAGGTGACCCCCATTGCACACCTAAAGCAAGCAATGAAAGATTTCTGTGGGCAGGTAGGCTAGCCTCAGATGTAAGAGCTACACATATTATCTGTATGGGTGATTTCTGTAGTATGGATTCTCTATCTTCGTATGATAAAAAGAAAAAATCATTTGAGGGTAGAAGATATCAAAAAGATATGGAGCATTCACATGAAGCATTATCTTTGTTTAATAAAGGTTTAGGTAAATTTAATGGTAAGAAGATTATGCTACATGGTAATCATGAAGATAGAATAGATAGGTTTGTAGAAGAAAATCCTGAACTAGATGGCACTTTAAAAATTAGTGATCTTAAATTTAAACAATATGGTTGGCAAGAGATACCATATAAGAAATTTAAAGTTGTTAATGGTGTACACTATGCTCATCATTTCCCATCAGGTATAATGGGTAGTGCTATATCAGGAGAAAATATAGCAAGAAGTCTCTTGACAAAACACAAAGTATCTGCTACAGTAGGTCATAGTCATTTGTTAGATTATGCTACATCTACTTTACCTAATGGTAAGAAGTTACATGCTTTATCTGCTGGATGTTATTTAAATCACAAAGAACATTTTGCTAGAGATACTCAACATATGTGGTGGAGTGGTATTATAGTTAAGAGAGAAGTTACAAATGGTTCTTATAATATTGAAACTATTGACTATAATGCAATAAGGAGAGAATATGGTAGACGATAAAGTTAATTCACCTGCACACTACAAGTATGGTAAAAAAGAAACTATAGATGTTATACGAGATTGTATGACAGATGATGAATACCATGGGTACTTGAAGGGTAATGTTTTGAAATACGTTGCTAGATATAAATTTAAGGGAGAGCCTTTACAAGATTTAGAAAAAGCTCAATGGTATTTAAGTAGATTAATAAAGGAGGTTGAATGACACATGGTGAGAAGATGTCTTTGTATGGTAAGATTATAGCATTACAAGAAGTTATGATACATACACAGAATGAAATAAATAAACTAAATAAACAATTACAGGAGGCAGACAATGGGAGCAATAAAGCAAGCGTTAATAGAAGTAGATGATATGGTTTGTAACTGTTTAAATACAGGTAGAACCTTGAATCAAACGATAAGAGATTTAAGAACAGAGTTTAATAAAAGGGGTAGAGATAATCCTTATTTGTTAGATGAAGATTTAATAGAAGATAAATACTATGCATTTAGAGGTTCAGAATGAGTGTAAGAAAACATTTAGTAAAAGCATTAGCTAGAAAATATGAAGCTGAAATAGCACAAGCAAAAGCAACAGTAGAAATATATCTTGATAATTCTGTAGGTATAGGTGAACATCCACAACATATAGAAGAGTTAGATAAATTATTAACAAGAATATCAAATGCACAAGAAAACTTAGATACACTAGGTAAGCATTTTGATTACGATGATATACCATTTTAACAGGAGGATAGATGGAAAAGAAAGAAGAACAGAAAAAACAACAAACTACCCCTAGAACTTACCTAATAAGTTCTGAACAACTTATGGATATAATGAGATATTTAATGACTAGACCTTACGGTGAAGTTGTTAAACTCATGAATGCTTTATCTGTATTAACACCATATAATGGAGGCAATACAGATGACCGAAAAAAATAATTTAGATAAATACACTGGTATACTATTTGAATTAAAGATAGGTCTTAATAAAGATAATGCAATTGTTATTGATTATGGTGGTAAACCTGTTACTAAAATTAGAGAAGCACTTAAAGGATATCCCTATCATGGTAATTTATGTGCTGCCGTAATCAATCATGCAAATGCTGTAGGAAGGAAATTACAAGATGACATCAAACAACTTATACAAAAAGTTTAGATATTACTTTTGGCACAATCCTATTATGGATAAATTTGAAGGTTGGGCTAGTTCATTGAGTACTTGGTTTTGGCAGAAACGATGGGGTGATAGAGACCTTTATCGTTCTGTCCAAAAAAAAAGACCACCTGACTAAAAAGTCAAGCGGTCTTCGTGTTGCCTGCTAGGGAAGTCTATTAATTTAGGCTTCCCTTTTTTATTGCAAGCTATCCATTTGTTCTGTTATTGGTTTTCTTTTTGGCAATAAAAAATTCTCTGTTTGGAATATTGGTTGTATTCTATTTCTATAAACATTGTCTAATATATTTGTGTAATCAGGATTCTCCGCATATATAGACATTCCTTTAAACATTTCTTGCGGCCCTTTATCTATTGCCTCTATAGTATCTTTATACCTTTCATCGCTTTTAACTAAATTTATAAAAGCTCTAATACTACCTTTATTGTCTTCAAAGGCTCTAAGTTTAGCACCACCTGATGTTGGTAAAAAATCCTGATCACCAGTTGCGTGTATTCCAAAAAAATTGTTAGCTTTATTTGCAGTATCTGCACCTTTAAAATTAAAGTTACCTGTTTCTACAGCTGCAATAGTAGCAATAAATGATGTAGGTATTTTTCTTTCAAGAGAACCTTCAGGATACTCTGATTTTACCTCATCAACTACTTTTATAAAGTCTTTTGTTTTTGTTATATCTGACATAACTATAGTTATAAATAAAATTGCACTAGCAATTCCAAGCCCTAAGAGCTTTATTAATTCTAGAATTTGGATCATTAGCTGTTTTTGCAGAAGTTAGTTTCTTTTTCATCCCCTTCATTCTCGCACAAAAACTAGCTCTTCTTTTATTACCTACTTTTTTGCTAGGTGCTTTTAAATTACCACCAGTTGCACGATTATAAGATTCACGGCCTTTTTTGTTAAGGCCACCTGAGGGGTTTTTACCTTCTTTACGTTGCCATGCAGGTGTCTTTGCCATTATTTTTTCCTTGCTGTTTGTGCAGCTCTTCTAAAGTTTGCTGCAGTTGGTGCACCTTTGTCACCTTTCTTTTTCATTTTGCCACCACGCTTTCTTTTAGCATGGATGTTAGCATATAGTCCTTTTCTCACTATGCTCTAGCCTTTTTTTTATTTCTTAACATAGCAAAGTCTTTCTTAGTTAGTTTACCATCTTTGTCCATATCTAACTTAGTTCTTTTACCTGTTACTTTTTTCTTATTATTTTTATTTTTCATAGGTCTTCCTTTTTTAGACCCATATGTTCCTGGTCCCATTGGCATTAGCTATACCTCCTGTATTTTGCTGTTTTCTTTGCAATAGCTTTTGGTTGCTTCACAAACTGTTTGCCCCTTTTTGTTCCTTTTCGTTTTGCTTTTGTCGTTGCCGCATACTCCGCAGACGACATTGCTTTGATAGCTTTCTCTGGCAAATATCTTTCCCCAGTCTCCGAAGACTTCTTGCCAGACTTGGTTCTCCATTTCTGTTTTCCCCATGCTTTTAAACTCCTTTGACTCTTTGCGAGTGCCATTATTTTTTTCTCCCTTTTCTTATCGCTTCTTTACCTTTTTTAAATATGCTTGCCACCTGCGTCTTACCCATAACCTTGGCTCTTTGCTCGCCAACTGTAAGAATTTGGATTTTTCTTGCAAAGGGTTTGTTGACTCGTTTAACTTTTGCCACAGTTTTACGGGCATCCGTAGGAGTTGCAAACTTAATACCGACAGTATCTTTAGGATTTTCATCTGTATATAATCTCCTACCTGATCCTTTAGGTTTCTTACCTGTGCCTACCTTAGGATCTTTTTTTTTTGCCATTTTTTAAAACACTTTTTAAAGTTTTAGCTTGTGCAGCATGTGTTTTAGATGCCTTGCTTAAACCTTTAATTACTTTTTTTATTTTTGCTTTTGCTTTCTTCATTACTTGTAACCCCCACCAGCTTTCTTGTACCTGGATGCTAAAAGTTGAGCCTTTCTTGCACTCCATTGCCCAGGCTTTCCGCCTTTTGATCCAGCCATTATAGAATTAAACATTCTTTTTCTCATACCTGGCTTAGTATAGTTACCTGCTTTATTTACTGTTGACTTCTTCTTTGCCATCTTTTATCTCCTTGTATTCGTAATCATAACTTCCTTCTTGATTCTCATCAGTAATCCATTTTGAAGTATCTTCAACTGACCATATTCTAGTATTAACTAATCTATGTATCAAGGGTTTAGTTGGATCTGCTGCCATAGATGGATCAAAGATTCTTAATCTATTGTTGGGTTGTATTGCATAATTACCATCATCTAATTCTATTACGTGTCCACATTTATGTTGATCAGGTTTTTCTGCATAACCAAAATCTAATTCATTATAGTCTCCAGCACACCAATCAATAGTAAATAAATATGTACCTTCTCTTTGTTTCTTTCTCCTAGATGTATATATCATTTTACACCCATCCATTTGGTAAAATTTAGTTACACTTACATTATAACTAAAAGAATCCCATAACATTAATTCATTTAAAGGTAATTCTTTTACACCTGGTTTCTTACAAAATGCAGATACGGGTGCTCTCCACCATATACCACCATCTGTCATCATGTAATGAAACAAAGGTACTTGTTTTGGTATTGATGTAAAACCAAATACTACACATTCGAAGTATTTATCATGAGAGTCTTTCTGATCTCTTAGATAATTACCTCTTACATAACATTCTATTGGGGGTATGTTTGCGTTTAAATACATAATTATTCCTGATCGTCATGCCAACGTTCATTAATTTTTTCTGCCATCCAAAATGCTACTGGTATGCACAGTATAAATGTAATTTCTGCGGCTCTTAAAATACTAACATCCCATAATTTATGTATTATGTGATGTATAAATATAGGCACAAATGCACCTATACAAAATAATATTAACATTCTATATTCAAATGGAGGTTTATTCACGATTGACCCATAAGCCAAAGCACTATGAATATATAACAAATTGGTTCCACTATTGTAATATCAATGATTTTATAGATTTAGACCCATCAATATTTTCTTCTAATTCTGCTTTACTACGTATACATTTGTAAGATATATCATTCTGTATTGTCCTACTAGCTTCACGTTTGTGCTTTAAGCAAACTGACATAGACTCTTGTATTCTATGCTCTTTAATATCAGGTCCTACAAACATTAAAAGGGCTACGATATTTGCTATCATAATACTTTACCTTTGTTAGGTCCCTCTTTAACAGTATACTTTTGTGTACCATTAGCACCTATATCAACTTCTTGCCTTAGCATTTTAAACATATTCATAGCTTTAGCATTTTCCCATTTTTGTTGGGTGTATTTAATTACTTTTTTAGTGACTCTTTCCATTTGCTCTTACCTTATCTTTTAATACTTCTATGTCTGCTAAAGCCTTTTCCATTTGTTTTTGTAAAAATTGTATGTTAACTTTATTGTGCATCATGTTTTCTATTCTTACTTCAATCTTTTCCACTGACTTATAAAGATCCTCCAATAACATCAGCTGTTCCTGGTCCACAGGCAACTGTTCACTTTTTTTAAGTAAATCAGCTTGCATCAGTTCACGTGATGTCTCCAACGATACTAATCGCCCAGTCAATTCTGTGTAACCGATCACGCCCATTGCGACAAGCACGATCAAACTAGCAACCGTTTTCATAGGCATCTGCACCGAAGCCGATTCTGAAATTTTAAGTGCCATTAGTTTGTTAAAGGATTTTTATTAGATGCTTTTAATTCTTGTATTTCTAATTCTAATACTTCAATAGATTTTTTTAATACAGCTATATCTTTTTGATTAATACCCATCATTTGCACGATTGGGTCTGGATTAAAAGGTTCTGCAATATTATTTACTTTCTCTTGTATCTCACCATACTTAACAAAACCAGCACCGATTGCTGCAAGTACACCTATAAGTGCTGCTATACCTGCTAGTTGTTCTTTTATTTTACCCATTATTTAATACCTCTATTTCTCTTAATAGTTGTTGTTTTCTTTTTTTAATATTTATTAATTTTATTTTAGATTGTACTATAGGATCATTAAGTATATATGAACCTAAAGTTTTATTTTGATATATTGGCTTATCAAATATATTTAATTGATCTTTGTATAATTCTTTTTCTTTATAAAATGGTACGTTATACGCTACAATCATTTCATTATTAGTCATAGCTTTTAATTTAATAACATTTTTAATCTCTAAATTTTTTCCTATATCTTTAACTTCACTATCTACTTTAGCCATTTGTGTATCAATACCTACAGGTCCTGACTGTGACTCAGCTTTTGCTGTCGTACTTTCTCCTGATTTCGATTGTACACTTTTTTGCTCTTTACTACTTTCTTTCTTAGCTGTGGCAGTTTTAGTAGGGCTGCTATTGGATTTCTTTTCTTCAGGCTTTTTTGTTTCATTTGATTTGCTAGCTGTTGTAGTTTTTGTGCTAGCTGTAGCTGTTGAACTAGAAGTAGATTTAGGTGCATTACTTGCCATAGTTGTTTTTTGTGCAGGGGCAGTAGTTTTAGGGGCTGGTGCAGGTGCTGTTTTTACAGCTGGTGTAGCTGTGGATAAAACTGGTGCAGCTTTTACCTTTACCTTTTCTTCTATTATAACCTCTTTTACAGATTCTGTCAAGTTTTTTGTTATAGCATGTAGCTCTTCTGTGACACTTGCTTCTAATACAGAGTTGTCATATGTCATAAATAAATTAGCACCTAGTAAATTAGGGCCACCAAGATTCCCAGGATTTGATTGACCATCAATACCTGTCCATTCCCAGTTAAATTTATTAGCACCTGTATTATTAAATATTAATGTATCTGTATATTTAAACGCATTACTATTATAGCCTGAGTCATTATTTCTTATCTGATTTGTCTCTGATAATAAACTATTATTTGAATCTAATATCTGTATTTTAGTGCTATAACTATCTCTTCCTGTACCTCTATTACCACAAGCATAAGCTGATTGCGACCATTCACAGTTTTGTACAACAGTATTACCCTGTAATGTTATACCATTATTTAATTTATTTTGTGTAGTAGTATCACTACCTGTAGTTATATCTAGTAATGTGCTACTGTAAGATAATTTACCTGTGCCTGTAACTTCTACTTCAGAACTAAAATTAGTTGCATTAGATGAGGTAAACTGATCAAATGAACTACCTATTTTATCAATAGTATTATCTACACTTTGTGCACTTGAAGCACCTTGTCCTGCGTTGGGAAGTAAATTACCTGTTGTTATCTCTTGTGAATTACTTAGACTTGTTATTAATGCTAGTATTAGGCAACTTTTTAATAGTAATTTTATCATCATTCTTATCTATAGTTTTAACAACTTTTAAATCTTTAGTATATTGGTTATAGTCTGGTCTTAATTTATCGTATTTTTTCCAAAGTTTACTAGCTTCATTGCCAATTTTGCCTTGATATGGACATGGTGTGCCTGCATGAATCATTGCCTCGAATACTCTAGGGTCTTGGCATAGCAAAGCAACTGCAGCAACTTTCATACCCATACTATCTAATTGTCTTGATAGTTTAATTCTTTCACAATTTTCATCTCTAAAAGATTTACCACCCGATACACCCAAACCAAATGTTTGGATACCCATACTAGCTCCTGTAGAACACACATCAATACCTGATGAGTTTACTCCTGGTGCATATGCCGATGGTGGTGCAGATCTAACATTAGAATTAGTTGTATTACTTGTCGTAGAAGCAGAGCTAGATCCTGATTCGTAAGTTGTAGATGATGTGTATCCACCTTCAATAGCAGTATTAGACCCACTCACATTAGATTGGGTGCTACCTGCGTGTGCAAAGGTTGTAAATAATAATGTAAATAATATAACGAGGGATCTCATATTATGTATCTGCTTCTTCAGGTTTAATCTCTATACAATCAAACTTATAGAATATACCTTCTTTATTAACGTCTTCTCTACCAATACTTTTTAATAACTTGCTAGCTTCAGTATAGCCTCTTAATAAACAACTATACTCATCCTTAAATTCTTTAGGATAAGGTATAGGGGGTAAACATACCATGTTTACACTTGAACATAAGACTAATACTAAAACTATTTTCATCTATCATAGCCAGATAAAATGAATTTTTTAATTTTAGCTATCAGATTCTTTATTGCTTGTTTTATTTTTTCCATCTTGTTTTTCCTTTAGTTCTTTTAGTTCTTGTTGGGCTTTCTCTAAATCATCTGTTATGTTCTCTAATTTCTGTAATGTTCTTTTATTAGCAGAATCTTTAGATTTACCAGCATCTTGCAGTTCAGCAACCTCTTGTTTTAAGATTCTAATCTGCTCTTTATACTCAGCTATGAGATCCTGGTATTCTGATTTAGACATTATTTTTTTCCGTTACGGAAAATCTGTGTACCTTTTATACCAAAAATACTAGCGACAACTAAAATCCAAAGATTCGTAAACCATGATGGAAGTGATTGAAAGTACTCAAAAAACAATTTTACTTTCTCCATCGCAGTTGGATCATCTGACATCACTGCCCACATTAAAACTATAATAGGAGCTGAAATTATAATGAGTACAAATTCATCCTTATAATCGTTTTGTCTTGCCTCTAGTAATTTACCCTGGTAAGCCTCCTCACCTCGGGCTTGTCTTTCTGCATGTAATAATTGTGCATCGGACATTGCTACTTTTGCTTTCTGTCTGTTGGCATATATTTTACCACCAGCCTGTAAAGCCATTTTTGCTAAACTAAACCACGCCATTTTTTATTAACCATCCTGGCACATCAAATGAAGGACATTCTTTAGATGCCTCTACTTGATAGTGACCTATAATTTTTTCTATATCATATTTATCTTTTAATTTTAATATGATACTTTTTAATGTATCAAACTGTATAGGTGTAAAATTATTTTCCCAACCCATATCAGCTGTGCCACCACCAACTAATGCCACACCTATTGATGTACCATTAACTGCGACAGCATGTGCACCTACAGCGTCTTCATCTCTTCCAACTTGTAATGTGCCATCTCTTTTAATTAAATAGTGATAACCTATTGTATCAAATCCTCTTTGTGTATGCCACTCTGTAACTTTAGCTACATCAACATCCATATCTGCAGGAGTTTGTGTACAATGGATTACTATTGTATCTGTTATTTGTCTTTTATCCATTATGTAAATAATCCTAATAGTGTTAGTATTGTAGCACCTAGACCACCTAGAATTGCATATAAAATTCTATCTACCTTTGTATGTAATCCTTCTATGTCTTGATGCAAGTGTTTGAGGTGATTATTCTTTATTGAGGAAACTTCTCTTTTCAACCCTGTTATATATCCGTAGATGGATATTAAATGTTCGCTAGTTGTTTTGGGTTGCTTAGCCATATTAATATTTGTATGCACTATCAAAACCATGAGATATTGCCATATCTCTTAGTGCACCTATTCTCCTATTATTTTGCATAGCATTTGTTTTCTTTAATAATCTATCTATAATAGTTGTATTCATAAGATCTGCTCTATTTGTTATTCTTTCAAATATTTGATTATATGTTAAACCAAAGTCAGATAATTTTTTTTGTATATATAAAGGTACATAACCATCTGTCATTAAATGTTTAGCACCAGCTGTTAGATAACCACTAATATCATCTCTTAAATTTTTCTTTAATCTAGTTGTTACATAAACTAATTTAAGTGCTTCTTTTTCTGCTAATGATACTGATGAGAATGTTCTTGCAAACCATTCATCATATCCTCTAACAACAGTTCCTCTACCTCTTTTAAATGGATCACCTTGTAAATTAGTATACTTTGGAGTATTATGTACTTCTTTAAATTCTTTTCCTGGTGACCAATACTTCCAGTATTCTAGAGGTAAACCTTCATAGTATTGTTCTATAAAACCTTGCATAGATGTAGGTGCAGTTGCTAATAAAAATTTAACATTATTTTCTTTTCTTTCTATTGGGCTATCACTAGCTATTGCTGTTACTAGTGCATTAAAACCTGTAGGAATAATCCCCCTACCTCTACCTGATGCAAAACCATTTAATGGATTTAATCCTAAATAATCTAATGCAGGTGCACTTACTAAATCACCAACATTGACTCCTGGTGCTGCAAGTGTAGCTGTTAAATCTACATTTAATACTGATGATGGAACACCATACTTAAATATATTTGGTAAATCACTTGTTAATATTGATTCTGTTAAAGATGGTAATGGTTTACCTGTAAATTTTTGCATTGTAGGAGAAAGTATTCTTAAAATTCTTTCTGCTGATTCATAACCTATTACTCCAAATACACCAGCTGCAAACACCATCTGTGTCATAAATGCTAGTAAACCTGCTGAACCTTTTCCCTGTGCAGCTTGTGTAGCATATTCAGCTAATTGTGCTAGATAGTTATGTTGAAATGTTTTAAATAATCCAAAAGGTTTTCCAAGTGGACCTAAACCTCTATTACCATATATACCTGGTTGTTCTAAATAATTGTATTCAACCATATATTTATTTGCAAGATATGCTGCATTTTCCATTGCATACTTTTTGTCTTTACCTGCACTTTTAAAAAAGTTATAAAACATTAGAGATGCATTTAATCTACTAACTTGCTCTGCTTTACCTGCAAAATCTTGTAATGTAAGTATTCTTAATAATTTACTAAAATCAAATACCTGCCTACCTAATGGATCTTTAAATGGTAATTTTTCTTTCGGTAATAAACCTTTAATATTAGCGGATGCTTCATTTAAAAATTTTTGATCAACAACACCTTGCCTATAAAAATATTCAATTACTTCTTTCATTTCTTTATTTGGGAAAAATAAATCCTTAAAAGATTTTATTTGTGCCATTGCAACTTTACCTTTATCAAATCCTGAATATTGTAAACTAACTAATTTAGGAAATATCATATGATAAGGCTGAAATATTTGAGATAATAAAAATCTCATATTACCAAATAATAATTTAGCATTAAGAGTTACTTGGTTAGCACCACCAAGTATTCTTGTAAGACCAGCATTACCTATATAATCAGAACCTAATTGTGATAATTTTTCTACTAATGGTGCAGGCCTTAATTCACCAAATGCATTTGCTCTTAACTCCTCTGCAAATCTAGCAGCAACTGGATAATCTTTTCTCAATGTAGTTTTTTTTGTGCCACCTTTACCATCAGATATTGTAATAGGTTTATTCCAAATATCACCAAATTTTTTAGTAGCTTCCATTCTTATACCAGAAGTAATACCGCCTTTTGTATAATCTGTTGCAGCTTTAATAAAATCTGCTATTCTTTTTAATTTTAAATTTCTATCACCAACTTTAGTTCCTAAAAATTTTGTACCTAATGCAGCTTTAGCATGTGATACACTTCCTAAGTATCCATCTACACCTTTACGTTGTAATGAGAATCTTCTAAATCCTACACTCTTTCTCATTTTATCTACAGCTGCTTGATATTGTATAAACGACTCACTATCTAAATTATATCTTGTAAATAATCTATCAAAAGCTGTAAGCTCTTCTGAGCCTAATTGTGACCTTTCTCTTTTAACTACTTTAACAACATATTCTGATGATAATTTTTCTTTATTATTAAATTTATCATTAGTCTTAAATATTGGGGCATCCCATTCTTTAGATAATTGTTTAGCTCTTTCTTCTATAGAAAATTTGTTATTTGCACCTGGTGCTTCTACAGGTTGATAAACTTTTTTCTTATTATTCCATTTCATAAGAAAAGCTACAAAGTCACCTTCAAATATTCTTGGAAAATAATTAGGTATTTTTTCTATAATAGTATAGCCATCGCCTTTATTTGCCATAGCTTTTTTATTATTATAATCTACGACTTTTTCAAATAAACCTTCAACTTTTCTATATATTTTTATTTGCTCAGCATCTAATTTATATTTATTAACAAGTTCTTTATTTGTAGCTTGATATTTAAAATATGCTTCTTTTGCAGGTAAAAATGGATCAAAACCCATAATTGTTGCAATCTCTGCATCAATAGCTTCTTTATTATCTTTTGTTCGTGTAGATCTTAATTGTTCTATTCTTTTAATATCAGATTCTGTTAATTCTTTTTTACTAAATCTAGCTTCACCAGTTTTTTGATCTATTCTTGTTGAGTAGCTTTCTTTGTTTTTTCTAGCTTCTCCTAATTTATCAGAAAAAACTTGATCAAATGCATCTAAAATTTTATTAGCTTTATCTGGATTTTTATTTCCATATATTTCTAATTCTGTTAAAGCACCACCTTCAGTTCTAATTTTTCTCATACCAGCTAATCTAATATACTCTGTAGGAGAATTAAGTTTTTGTAAATAGTCTTTATCACCTTTTTTCTTACCTGGTGCAATGACCTTATCCATAGCAAACATTGGGTCATAAAGCATTTGTTCTGCTATAACATCTCTTTTTGTCATAGAAGTGTATAACATATCATTAGTATGTTTAGCTCCAGGTTGATCAACAAATTTAGGTGGAGCTATAGATCCTTTACCAAATGTTCCATATGTTTCCGCTGGATTTTTTAAATTAATTAAGTCTGGTGTAAATGATTCTTTCAGGTCAGCATATTTTTTAGAACCATCTGTTTTGTACATATCTTGTTTAAATACTTCTATAGGTCTAGTATCTTTACCAAATATAGCTTGATTATAATTTTGATTAGTCCAAACTATTTTACCAAACGCCATGTTTTCTACATTTAAATCATTAATGTATTTTTCATGTTTAGCAATTTGCTCACCTGTCATAATTTTATCTTGTAAATTTTCAGGTATAGCTTTAGGTTGTTCACCTTTTAATAATGCTTCTTCGTTTGCTTTTTGTAATTTACTAGCAGATTCTGATTCTCTAATTAATGTTTTATGTTGCTGTATTACTTGCTCATTCTGTGCCATCTTTTCAGCTGCTAAATTTCTTACTGGTTCTTCTTTAGCTTTTGCTGCAAGATTTTCAAACTTAATTAAATCTTTTTCTAGTTTTTCTATATTTTTTTTAACTGATACATATTCTTTACCAGCTAAACCAGATTCAGCTAATTGTTTTTCTTGATTTCTTATTTCAATTTTTAATTCATTAACTTTATTTATAGCTGTTTGTGGTTTTTCTATTTGACCTATTAACTGTTTTGTTTGTACTTCTAAATCAGTCAATTGTCTTCTAACAGGTTTACCTTCTGCTATTGGACCAAACACACCAAGCACACCCCATACTGCAGCTGCTGCTAATCTTTCATCATTATCTGCTTCCCATCCTGAAGTTAAATAACCAAAAGATCCAAGTCCAGCTACTCGTGGTAATATATTTAATTTATTAGCTATGTTTAAAATTTTACCTGTACCATAACCATATGCACCAGCTTTTAAAATATCAAATGTTTTACCATTATCAATTTCTCTAGTCATATCAGTTACAGCTATACCTGCAGGTAATCCACCACCTGCTTGTAAAAATCTACCTGTACCTCTTAATGCTCTAGCAGTTCTACCTATACCTTGTACAGCCTGTAATCCTCTACCAGCCATAGTAGTTGCTCTAATAAAAGGTATATATGATATTATTGTAGGTAGTGCTTGTCCTAAACCATACCAGAAGTTATCTGTAAATCCTTCAGGTTTTGTAAAGTCTTTATATTCAGGACCTATATCATGTGCAATATCTTTTAAATAATTTTCTGCATGATCAAAGATACTATC